TGACGTTGGTTTTGCCTCGCCCGGTGCTTTCGTTGGTTCGGGCGCTATTGTTGCATTTGTGATACCGCTTTCTGCCGGCTCGCTGCCGTCATCAGTGGCGAACGCTATAATCACAAGTAACGCGAACAGCCCAATAAAACCCAAGGCTGTATACAGCAAGACCAAAGCCCATTTATGCCGATTTCCTTTCTTCGGTAGCTGTGCGCCGCAATTTCCACAATAATTCCCTGATGGTGTTTCGCTTCCGCATTTGTTGCAGTGCATACAAACGTCCTCCTGATTTATTAATGATCCATTATGGAAATATTTACCACTGGATGCTGTCCGTGTTTGGAAAATTGCCATGCCACACAATCACTTATATCTTTAGGCTAAGTTGCGCATTGTGCAGTCTGTATTTTATGGCTTCCTCTCGGATTCCCCACATCTTAGCCAGCGTTTCAACAGGCAACGCAGCACATTCCCGCGCTTCCTCGTCGGATATCAAAAGGTCGGCAGCGAATCGATCAGCCTGAATCTCATACTTACGAGTGGTAAAGAAGGTGCGACTATCCAAATATATCGCATTAACGTCACGATGCATAAATGAATGCGCCAGCTCGTGCGCACAAACAAACTTCCGGCTAACATCATCTAATGCCTCGTCCAAATAAATAATATGGTTGCGCATAAAATACTGATAGAACCCGCGTACACATACAAGAGGCTGTATCACAATTTCCCTGTCCGTTAAAAAGGCAAGCTCAAACGGGTCGCGGGTCTGGTGACGATGAATTAGACGACGCACAATATCCCGCTCGCGCACAGCTACTCCTTTCTGTACTTCTTCGGCGTGTACTTTTCCTTATTCTTTTTCTTTGCGATTTCCATGCCAACCTGCATGGCGGCCAGAATAGAATCCATGGCCTCTGGTGTCAACGGCTCCCCATCAAACATAAGCGCCTCACCGCTGGCTAGGCGTTCCCGCATCTCGGCCATATATCTTGCAATATCACGACGGTCGCGCGCATTTAGTTCTGGAACAGAATCATCTTCCCAGCCCATCAGGTAGGCAGGCGTAGTATTGAGAGCACGGGCAAATGCCTCCACTTTTGATTGAGGTATGTCATTCTCGCCCATCTCAATCTTATTAATAGACGATCTTGACTTATACCCCATCCTTTTTGCAAGCTCCTCCTGCGAAAGATTGAGCTCTTCTCTACGCGCCCTAATTCGTGCGTATATATCTGACATTGTTTGCCTCCTGTTTCTTTAATGGTACTATAACATGAAGTTCATTTAAAATCAACATTTTTTGATAAAATCAAAAAAATGTGTTGACTATCAGTGAACGCAGTGATATACTCCATGTGTAGATTAAAAATCAACAAAGCGGGAGGTGAGACACGTTGACGGATACACAGGCCTTACGGTCTCTAGTTAATGCCAAGGGGTTGAAATACAAATATATTGCTTGCCAAATGGGTTTATCTGCGTATGGATTAATGAAGAAGATAGAGAATAAGGCAGAATTTAAGGTAAGCGAGGTAGACAAGCTTTCAAAATTGCTTGAATTAACGGCTAAGCAAAAGGAAAAAATTTTTTTTGCTGTTGAAGTTGAATTAAAATCAACAAACAACAAGGACACCGACCAAGTGAGCTGAAAGGAGGACAACGAACATGCGTAAAAAACCATTTCCGGCGCGTGATTTATCCATGTTTGCGCTTGGGTTTTCCGTGGCCGTACTCATTTTGAAAGTTGTAAAGATTCTAATAGCTCTAGTACCCACACAATGAAACTTGGAACTGATTCGAGAAGGAGGGCTATCAAAGATATGATTATAGAAATAACCGCAATCCGCTTTGAAAACCTTGCGTCCTTCTTTGCTGAATTTGCTTCATCGTTTGCCAGCTTTGCCTTGCGCTCGGCAGCATCGGCGATTCGGCGCAGTTCATCGGCCTGCTCATCCATCTTTGATGACATGCGGCCGATTCCAGATTCATTAAATGGAACACGTGTGGTTTTAAAGTCAAAGTCTTTGTTGTCCATGTGACACCATCCGTTTTTACTGAAATTGTATCACATGGCAGAAATTCAAGAAAGCATACAGGAGGTAACAACAATGCAAAAACGTAAAGTACGACCCGAAATGCCATATGAAGAACTGATTGCGGCATGGGTGAAAGACTACGGAGAGGCAATGATGCAAATTGAAGCGGCAAGGCTTGTTGGGGTTGCGCCGCGTACAATTTCCCGGCGCGTCCGTGATGGGGTGCTGCGTGTGACCCCGGACAAGCGTGTTCTGACCCGCAGCCTGTGCGCATACGCCAACAGCTTCCCAGAGCAATTGCTATGATGGACAAGCAAGCATTCATTGACGGGTACGCAGCAGCGCGCAAGGCGTATTTGCGGCGGGAGCGGGAACGGAAAAGTTTAGCCGCAGCGGACTATATCACCTACCGCAAAGGCATTCACAGACAGCAGCGAAATTGGACGTTCAGGGCGAACAGACCGAAAGGGATTAAGGTATGAACTACTTCGGATTATTTTTCAGCTTCACGCTGCCCGGGATCATCATCGGGATCCTGATTGCCATAGCGGTCGCGCAGGGCGTAGCGGCGCAGCGCAGGGCGGAAAAACGGCAGCAACCGCGCAAGCGGGGATTGTACATTAAAGATTTGAGGGAGGATTGGAAATGTTGAGCCTTGAAGAGCAAAACATGCTCGTGGAGGAAAGCATGGGACTGGTGCACTGGTTCTGCCGTTACAAAGCACCGTTTCGCAATAAGTTTGAATATGACGAACTGGTATCCATTGCGAGCCTTGCATTGGTCAAGGCATCGCGCCAGTACGATCCCGGGAAAGGCGCATTTTCAGCATATGCCATCAGAGCGATGGAATGCAACGTATTGTGCGCGGCACGAAAATTCAAACGCCCAGCTGCCATATCGCTGAGCGCAGCTATCCAGTCACCCAGTGGAAGCAATACTACGTTGGGCGACATGATTCCCGATCCGAACTCCGATTTTACTGAATGTATCCAAGATCGGCAGCTTGTGCAAGAGTTGCTTGCCATAGTTGATAGCCGAGACCAACACATCCTGATGGCATGGGCAAGCGGCGAACGGCAATGCGATATCGCTAAGCGCGTCCGGCTATCGCAGAGCGCGGTATCCAGAAGGATCAAGCATGCAATTATGCTTTTCAAAAAGCAAAAAGGAGTGTGCATATGAGCGATAAAAACAGAAACGTGCCCGCCGAGGCGGCAACCTCAGACGAGCACACAAACAATACCTGTGAACCTATTTTATCAGGCCGGGAGGATGAAGTCAATGCGTGCGATCGTAATTAAACCAGGGCAAGCCCGGCCCCTGATCTGGAACTTCGACAGCGTGGAGGCGCTCCGGGCAGCTTTGGACGGTGAACCGGAACTGGGGTGGTATAAATCATATGCGGTGCTGTCCTCGGCAGACCCGCATGCAACGCCAAACCGCACGCTGGACGGCCACACATTTTGCGGCACGATTATCATCACGGCTGCCTACGGGCTTGGGCTTGCCGAAGCAATGGCTCTGCGCGACGACTGTGCGGCATGGCCGCAGGCAAGGTGGGGTGTGGCAAATGGTTGACGAACCGGCAAAATGCAAGTTTTACCCGAGCTACAGGGATAAGCATCAAAGCTGCACCCTGTCGAACATCGGGAAACGGTGTGATCCGGGCCGCGCACGCAAATGCAGTTTCGGGGTGACGCAGGCGGAATATCACAATGGTATGCTACGCCGCTACAGCCGCATTGCGTTGCTGGATGAGGCCGAGCAAAGCAGCATTGCAGACAAGTATTACGGCGGTCAGCAGCCGTGGAGGTGGGTACATGAGTAAACCGTACTGGACATGCCCCGACTGCGGGGCGAACCTGGATCCCGGAGAGAGGTGCGATTGCCATGACTCCTGCGAGGAACCGATATGAAATCCTGCCCTGCGGTCGCGCGGTGATCTACATTATGGAGGGTGGCGCGGAGCATGCAACGCTGATCGACGCGGAAGATCTGCCACGGGTGCTGTCGGTGTCGGGGAAGTGGTATGCGCAGCGGCGGCGGTGGACATTGTACGCGGCGTGCACAATCCGCGAGGCAGGCGCGCGTATGACGATCCGGCTGCACCGGTTTCTGACGGACTGCCCGGCGGACATGGAGGTGGATCATCTCGATCACGACGGGTTAAACAATACGCGGGCGAACCTTCGCATCGTGACGCCGGAAGACAACAAGCAGAACGTCCGTGAAGCCGGATACGGCAGGGATGTGGCTGAACGCTGGTATGAGGCTGGATGCGCCGGGAGCCTGGCGGCAGTGGAAGAGTTCCCGTTTTAATTGAGTAAATCGAAAGGAGCACAGCATGATCAAGATCAATAAGCTTGAAATCGAGAACGTGAAGCGGGTGAAGGCCACCCGCTTTGAGCCGGAGGAAAACGGCCTGACGGTGATCGGCGGGAAGAACGGCCAGGGGAAAACTTCCGTGCTGGATGCGATCACCTGGGCGCTTGGCGGCGAACGGTACCGGCCGTCACAAGCGCAGCGGGATGGCTCAGTCCTCCCGCCATATATCCATGTTGTTCTGTCAAACGGGCTCGTGGTGGAGCGCAAGGGCAAGAACAGCGACCTCAAGGTGATCGACCCGGAGGGTCGCAAGGGCGGGCAGCAGCTGCTAAATGAATTCGTGGAAGAACTGGCGCTGAACCTGCCCCGCTTCATGCAGGCCAACAATCGGGAAAAGGCGGATACGCTGCTTCGGATCATCGGCGTCGGAGACCGGCTGCATGAGTTGGAACAACAGGAGCGCGAACTGTACGCGAACCGCCATGCCATCGGGCAGATTGCGGATCAGAAAAAGAAATACGCGCAGGAGATAGCCTACTACCCGGACGCGCCAAAGGAACCCGTGTCCGCGACAGAGCTGATCCTGCGGCAGCAGGAGATCCTTGCCCGCAACGGTGAGAATCAGCGGAAGCGGATGCGCCTGCAGCAGCTGGAAGGGGAGGCAGCGGAGGTGCAGCGCAAGCTGGATGAGCTGCTTGCCAGGCGGCAGGCGGTGCTTGCGGATCTCGATACCGCCCGGCGCTCCGCCGCAGACCTTGCGGATGAATCCACGGCTGAACTGGAGCAGAGCATTGCAAATGTCGAGCAGATCAACCGCAAGGTGCGCGCCAATCTGGATAAGGACAAAGCCGAAACGGATGCGCTCGCATATCAGAACCGATATGTCGATCTGACCGAACAGCTTGAATCCGTGCGCAAAGCGCGAACCGATCTGCTGCAGAATGCAGACTTGCCATTGCCCGGGCTTTCTGTAGAAAATGGCGAGCTGCTGTATCAGGGGAAGGCATGGGATTGCATGTCCGGTGCGGATCAACTGCGGGTGGCCACGGCTATCGTGCGGCGCTTGAATCCAAAGTGCGGCTTTGTATTGCTCGACAAACTGGAACAGATGGATCTTGATACGCTCCATGAATTTGGCGCATGGCTGGAACAAGAGGGACTGCAGGCGATCGCTACGAGGGTAAGCACTGGCGGCGAGTGCAGCATCATCATTGAGGATGGATACATCGCAGGCGAATGCACGGCGGAGCCCGCGCCGGCTGTGCCGAACTGGAAGGCAGGTGAGTTTTAATGCAGATCACGCGCGGAAAGATCAAAAGCGCACAAAAGGTCGTGGTTTATGGGCCCGAGGGCATCGGGAAATCCACGTTTGCGGCGCAGTTTCCGGAGCCGCTCTTCATCGACACGGAGGGCAGCACCCGGCACATGGACGTTATGCGCATGGAAAAGCCTTCAAGCTTCACTATGCTTATGGAACAGATCCGGTATGTCAAGGCAAACCCTGGCCTGTGCAAAACGCTTGTGATCGATACGGCGGACTGGGCGGAACAGCTCTGCATGGCGGAGCTCTGTGCCAAAGCGCAGAAAAAGGGTATTGAGGATTTCGGCTACGGCAAGGGATATGTTTACCTTGCCGAGGACTTCGGCCGGATGCTGAACCTCCTCGAGGATGTGATCGGCATGGGCATTCATGTGACCGTTACTGCACATGCCAAGATGCGCAAATTTGAACAGCCGGATGAGCTGGGGGCATATGACCGTTGGGAGCTGAAGCTGCAAAAGCCGACCGCGCCGCTCTTGAAGGAGTGGGCGGACATGGTGCTTTTCGCGAACTATAAGACGTTTGTCGTCAATGTGGACGACCAGGGCACGGCGAAGGGGAAGAACAAGGCGCAGGGCGGCGTGCGGGTGATGTATACGACGCATCACCCCTGTTGGGACGCGAAAAACCGGCATGGCTTGAAACCTGAGCTGAAGTTTGAATATGCGGAGATCGCGCATTGCATTGAAGACAGTATGCCGCCGCAACCCAAGATTGCCCCTGCACCTATGGCACCGCCGGCTCCCATTCCGGAAACCACAACGCCAACACAAACGGCAACGCCGCAGGAAGCGGTGCCGGAAGTAAAGGCGCGGACGATCCCACAAGCACTTTCAGATCTCATGCGCACCTACAACGTACTGGAGCCGGAAATCCAGATGGCCGTGAGCCGCAAGGGGTATTATCCGGCGAATACGCCGATTGAAAATTATGATCCAGGCTTTGTAAATGGTGTGCTCGTGGCCGCATGGCCGCAGGTGCATGAATTGATCAAGCAGATCCGCAAGGATGAAATACCATTTTAACGAACAGAGAGGAGAACAAACATGAGTAGTTTTGACGAAGGTCGTGAATTTGGCTGGAACGATGAGATTGAGAAGGACAGCGACTTCCATGTAGTTGCTGAAGGGGATTATGACTTTGAGGTGCTCAGCTTTGAGCGCGGCCGGCACAACGGCAGCGACAAGCTTCCGCCGTGCAACAAAGCCATTTTGAGCCTGCGCGTTTCATCCCCGGAGGATGAAACGACACTAACGCATAATCTGTTTCTGCACACAAAGACCGAGGGCATGCTCTGCGCCTTCTTCACGGCGATCGGGCAGCGCAAAAAGGGTGAGCGCATCACAATGGACTGGACGCGGGTGGTGGGCTCTCGCGGGCGATGCAATGTTGGCGTGCGCAACTGGACAGGGAAGGACGGAGCGACCAAGGTTTCCAACGAGATCAAACGATTTTATGAGCCCGCGGAAGACGCTGTACCGCGGACATATGAACCCGGAAAGTTTTAAGGAGCAAGGACAATGGCGATGGAGCTAAGACCTTATCAGCAGGAAGCGAAAACGGCGGTTCAGGCGGAATGGGCCCAGGGCCGCCGCCGCACACTGCTCGTATTGCCCACGGGTTGTGGCAAGACCATCGTGTTCAGCAAGCTTATTGAGGATTGCGTGCGGGATGGAGAGCGCGTGCTTGTGCTCGCCCACCGTGGGGAACTGCTGGACCAGGCCGCAGACAAGCTCGCCAAAACCACAGGCCTCGGGTGTGCGGTGGAAAAAGCGGAGGAAAGCTGCATCGGGAGTTGGTTCCGCGTGGTGGTAGGCTCGGTACAGACACTTATGCGGGAAAAACGGCTCGGACAATTCGATCCGGATTTCTTCAATCCGACAGGCAGAAAATGTACGGACGGAGTCGGAACGCGAATCATGAAAACCGTTGCTGCGGTCGCCTGTGCCTGCGCGCTTCTCATTGTATCCGTAATTCCGTTTGCCGATGATACCATGCCGTGGTATTCCATTATCCTTCAAAAATATATGGGAACCGCTACTTCTTATAAATACGCAAGCGTAAATGCATACAATATTTACACATTGTTCGGAAAGAATTGGACCCCGATAACCGAGAAGGCAATTCTCGGGTTGACTTACGGCCAGCTCGGCACCGTTCTGATGGTTCTTTCAGTCGGTTTCGGCGGTGTTCTGTATTTCTTCGGCAGGAAAAAGCAT